GGGGCGTTCATCTGAGGACGAACTCCAGACTTCTCCTCGATCTGTCGGACCTTGTCGTAGTGGGCGTCCAGAAGGACACAACCCCAGCATGGGCACTCCTTACGAGCACCTCGGCTGCAACGGAAGTCCATCGGCATCTTCTTGCCGGACGAATCAAGGACTCCCTTGTTGAAAGCACAGTAGTGCTTCTGCGACTCAAACCACGTGGTCTCAGTCTCCAGGACTTCCTTCGTCTTGCGATCGTAGACTTCTTGCTTGTAGAGCTGCCAGGGCGAGATGTTGATCCAGCAAGCAACTTCGTTCGGGTAGAAGTGATCGAACTGTCCCTCGGGAAAACGCTTTCCCTGACCGCCTGCGCCTCCGCCACCACCGGGGGTGCGCGGTTGCATCGAACTAGGAGGCCTCTGGTCCGCGAGCCTTGCTTCGGTATGCAGTCGACGCGTTTTCATCAATGAGTTGTCTGACATGATCTTGTTGTCTCCACTGTAGATATGAACATGAGGATTGAATGGCTTGATCTACTTCATCGGGTGTTAGTTCATCGGGTTGTTCTCTTTCATCGGGGTACAGCGCGACTCTTACGTCGATCCCGTATGCGGTAAGCAATCTACCAGCGCGCAAGGTACCGCGATACCCTGCTTTGTTGTTGTCGAGAAACAGGACCACGATTCTGACAGCGGTACCTATCAACTCGGCATGTAGGTCGCTCAGGTAGGCGCCAACAAGCGCAACCGTACTCTCATAGCCGGATTGCCAGCACCACATGCAGGCCTTGAAGCCCTCTGTGACGATCAGCGGGTAGACATCGGGCTCGTTGGTGAAGAAGAACGGACGGACGACGTGGGCATGCCACAGAACCGCATCCTTGATCGCCTCCATCGTATACTCGGGCGGAATACTGAATCCAGCCCTCAGCTTCATCTCTCCGTCGTAGATCTTGTATCGCGGTTCCTGGTAGTCCAGAACCGCTCTTCCAGAGATACCAACCAGATCCCCATACTTGTTACGGATCGGGAAGGTGATCCGCATATTGTTCTGGTCGTATCCCACCTCGAAGTGCCGAAGGGTTCTCTTCTCGAACCCGGCTCGAAGGAGCTTTACCGGAGCTTGCCGGTACTCATCGAGAAGATCCTCGTCGAGGATGTATTTTCCACGGAATGGATCGGAGCCTGTGGTAAAGCGTACAGCGACCTTACCCCGCCCCTTTACTGGCGCGGTACTTCGATCCATTCCTGTCGACTTCAGTACCTGGGCTATGCCTTCCTTACCGAGCCCGAAGTGACTGAACAGACGCGATATGTGGCCAGTAGACTGGCATGCATGGCAGAAGAAAACCGGCTTGTCCGTGGCTACCGAGCAAGACGGGTTCTTCTCTTTTCCGTCCCCGTGGAAGGGGCACTGGATCATTATGTGTGATGGGCTGATCTTCGCCGAATCTCGTAGACCAGGGACCAGCCCAAATAGGGCCGAGGCGATGTCACCCATTTGGCTCTCTGTCTAGGATCGATTCGTCGAAGGTGGTTTTGTTGCCGAGCAACCCACCACGAACAGCCATGCTGGCTTTGTCCAGAGTCTTCCTAGACGAGAGGCCATCAACCTTGCGCTTGTTGGTTTCCGCTTCCTCTCGAGCCTCATCCTCATCTTCTTGCTTGAGCAGTTCGGTGATCATCTTGTCATTGGTGATTGGGCCGATCTCGGAGAAATCGCAACAAGGAACATTGTTGATCAGAACTCCAGAGAATGGAACTTCGCGACCTCCAAGCATCTTGAGTGCAGACACATCTACTCCGTTCATCTTGCCCGTGATGACCTGGAAGCCGTTGTCCATGTCTTGGCCAAAGGCATCCGAGTAACCAAAGCTTGAGATCGTACCTACCTTGTTTTCAGCTCCGCGGTTCAACTGGTGTGTCCCGACGAGACTGATGTTGGTCTTCATGGCCATGTCTTTGAGATTGCGGGACAGGCTCGACATCGCCTTCCAGTCTGCGTCTCCAGACTTCGCGCCGTTAGCATTCTGCCGGTAGAAGGAGTCAGAGATCACCACGTCCGGCGAGAACATCTCTACCTGCGACTCCATCCACGCTACGGACTTGCCCGTAGACTCAATGATGTCGATCGAAGGCATCTTTCCCGGGCTGATCCCTTCGATGGCTTCGTGCAGGCGAAACGAGTAGTGCTCGTCTGTCTCGTTTGGATAGCGCCCATACGTCCGCGCCTCCTCGAGCAGCTGAGCGACTTCCAGCTCATTCATGTCCGAGTTCTTGAACTCGGAGTACCTGAGCTTCGCGATAAAAGCGATCACGCGGAGAAGAACCAAGCGCCGCTTCATCTCTGGGGAAAAGATGAGCACGCGCGCATGGCCGTGCTTGAAGGCGTGGACACCGACACACAGGGCAGTGAAAGTCTTTCGGGACTTAGGTCTGCCTGCGATGATCGTGAACTCACCTTTCTGTAGACCTTTGGTGGCCTTGTTCAGAGACTCCCAGGGCCAAGGAATACCTTGGCTCAGAATGCTGCCGGTATCGTAGTCAACGAGGATGTCCTCGAAGCCGTCAGCAAGGGTTATGTGCTGAGATCTCTGTAGCTTGTCCGTCATCTTGCGAAGCTCAAGCTGCTTCGCCATCAATGGTCCGGTCAGGCTATCGGGGGATCTCGCAAGAGCATCGAGTTCCAGTGCTATCTCAGCAACCCTAGATCTCATCTTCTGAGACTGGGTCTCGAACACCAGCGACTCAACGGTGTCACCCGGGTCTGGAGTCGGGATCTCCATACCTGAGTTGTTGAAGCGGCTCTTAACAACAGAGAGGGATGGGTAGCGTGCTACTTCGTCCGTGCTGTGCCGGTAGCCCGTGATGAAGTTGAGCAAGATCTTACCCTGCTCTGTGATCATGTGCTCTTCAGTGATGTCCCCGGCCTGAAGAGGTTTGAAGTTTCCATCCTGTAGCATCTTCGCGAGAAGACGTAGTTCGATATTGATCACTGACACTCCGTGGTCATTCGTTATCCTGTACGGAGTACATCCGTACTTACTTCAGAATCTGTAGTAGGACGGCTCCTGCAAGCTCGGAGCTAACATAGGCGTCGTCCTTGTCGCACTCCTTTTTGACACACACCATGATTGCGTTGAGAATACCCATCGCTGAGTGGCTGGTGTGTGCTGCCTCCTTGTAGGCAGCCGTACATGCCGTTATGAAGCCTTGCTCTGAGCCAGCTGCCTTGAGCATCGTGCTCATCGCAACCAGGGCGTCCTCCTCGGTCAAGAAGGACAGGCTCTTGAGCTTATCGATCTTCTCTGCCAACGATCCCCAGAGGACCTTTGCGGACTCGAGAGCAGCCGAGAACTTCGCAGCAAGATCCGACGCGTCTCCCCGATGTACCTTTCGCAACGAAGCATGCTTGCGCAGAACGATGCAGACCCCGTGCTCCGGGATAAACATCATGGGCACTACCCACAGCGAGGTATAACCCACCTCGCTGTTTTTGATCACAACACCGGGGAGTGCCACGAAGTCGGTATTCGGTATTGAGATCTCTTTCTCGGTCACTGCGTATGCGTAGAAAGCACGGTCTGTCTTTCCTGATTGGTGCGCGACCGCATACCCCTCAGGTAGAACATCCGTCAGAGCTTTCATGATCGCTGTGTCTGGGATGTCGGCGAAATGCCTGCTCACCAATCCGCGCACTACGAGTAGGTCCTCGCTGTAGTAGCTCTTCATGGTTCTGAGCATGTAGGGTCGGAGGACGTGGAGTCGCTTGTTGAGTTCATCCACCTCCTGGTCGATTGCTACGGACTCGAACCACTTCTCGCGACAGCCCAGGTGAGACAGAAGCTGACCGCGGCTCCACCGAGTGAAGACGTGCGGCTTATCGACCTCGTCTACCTCCAGCTTGAGGCCGCAGTAGGGATCCTCCTTGTCATCCCCGGTGAACTCAGACAGGTCGATCTTCTCAAACCTCAGCCCCCTGAGATCTTTGCTGGTGTAGGTGAAGTCGGGAAGGCAAAGCCCCGCGAACTCTTCAACCTGCTTGCCCAACTCCGTCAGAGGAATCAACTGCTTCAGATAGGGTTTCAGCGATTCCACGGATCACCACTTTCTCGGTTTGCTGCTGGGACGTCGACTCATCAGTGAAGTGAACAGACTCGGCGTGTTCTTTACACGCATCTCGGATCGCAATAGCCAGCTCCCCAAACTTGGAGCCTTCTGAAAGCTCCACTTCATGGGAGATCTGGCCGTGTGCCTGTCCTTCGGAATCCACGAACAGACACTTGTAGTGGACGACTATCCCCGAGGCTGCGCGCCCCTTGATAGAGATCTCAGATATACGAACTTCGGTCCCGCGAAATCCAGAGGGCATCAGTCCTCCTTAGCCATGTGCGTTTCGAGGTGGTCTTTGAGCACGGTGTATGCGCTGCCGATGTAGTGATCCATGAAGACCAGGCACTCTTCGTACGCAGCCGCCTTTGCTTGCTGGATTGCTTCCGTCGTCTGGTCGCACCGAATGGACACGGTCACATCAAGCCGAACTGAGCTGTACCCGTACGGACCAGCAAACTTCTCTGACAGGCCAACGCGAACGTTCGCGTTCCCGTCACCCAGCATGCTCTTATATCGATCACTTGACATCCTAAGCTCCCTGGAGGCGGGCTCGCCTCCTATATCGTTGATCTGATTCCCGTCCATCCCCATTATGTATATGGTGGCGTCCAGCTCCATGTCAGGCCTTCTTGGGACCAGTCACTGAAACGCTGGCGACAAACTCAACCTCGTTCGCCACGTCCTGCGAGATGACGCCTTCGCGGAGGTACTTGTCGTACTCCTTGAGATCGACTTTGTACTCGAGATGCACAAAGTCTGCGGCCCCTGGAAGCAGCTCGACCAACCTCTTGCCGTTGATGCCGCGCCGCTTCGAGATCTTGAAATCGCCGAACACTGGTCCAAGTGTTTCGTACTCCATCTTGTACAGGGCGCCCGCATCCTCGATCGCTGAGTTGTACTCGTCGCGCAGGCGTTCATGCTTCTCGATGACACTCCCGTTCTCTGCCTCGAACCCCATGAGGGCCATCTTTGCCGCTTCGATCCGGGAGATCTGCTGCAACAGCAGCAACGACGGATTCTTCTCTTTGCTCATTTCTTTTCGTCCTCCAGTAGGTGGTTCACGTACTTCCCAGCTTTGGTCAGAGAAGCGAGCGTCGCGGCAAGAGGGCCGTGAACAGCCGAACTCGGATCCTTGATGATCTGTTTCCCAGACACGGTTGCGAGAACGGGATAGCGAACCATATCGGCTCGCCCACGAACCCACGTATCAAAGATCTCTCCAGCTGCGGCGGAGATCGTCGTATACTTGTGACGATCTTTCGGCAAGACAAGAGTCTTCCAAGGCAGATCACCCATTGCGATGATGAGCCTAGGATCTACCAGGTAGATGATCTCGTTCAGTCTCGGAGAGCACGCCGCAACTTCTTCCTTCGCGGGATCTCGCGTCTGCTCTCGAGCCTCCGACTCTTCCGTTGCCGGGACAACGGTGAAGGGGCGGCACCCCACAACCGTTGTGAAGAAGACGTCTTCTTCCTTGATCCCGGCCTCCTTGAGCAGGTCGATGACTAGGTGGCCCGCCTCGTCGGATAGGTACTCTCCGAGCAGCATGTCATCCTCGGACGGAGCATCCATGACGACCAAGAAGTGCGCGTTATGTGACCCAACGCCAAACAGCGGCGACTCCTTCTTACGCCTGCTGGCAGCAAGCCCACACCTCTCACATTTGATCCAGCTGTCTCGAAGGACTTCGAGACTCTTCAGTGCATCCATCTTCATGCCTCGTATTTGTAGATCTTGTAAGGAATACGCCCGCCCTTGTTAGCGGGCCACTGGTTCAACAGCCTACGCATCTTCCCGCACAGGTAGGATAGCTCGGGTATCGCGGTGTCTTCGAATACGATCACCAGGGGCTCTGCCTTCTTAGCGAAGGCCCTAAGAATGCGACCCATGACCTGCTGTAGAATGCCCTTCTTGGAGAAAGGCTCCACAACGAACAGGGTGTCCAGGCTGGGCTTGTTTAGCGCCTGCTTACCCAGGGTCATGATAGCCACGATCGGGTTGCATTCCCTTATACGCCGACTTCGCTCCTTTCCTTTCACGTCACCGTTAATCACCCCAGATCCGGGCAGTTTGGCGCCCAGTATCTCTGTCATCTCCTTGCTGTGAGCGAGCACTAGGACCTTCCTCCCGGAGGCCAGCGACTTCTTGATCTCCCTAACAATGAGGTCAGTCCGCCCATCCTTGTTGGACCGAGCCAGGTACCCGTAGGTCATGCCGTAATGAAACTCATCCTGGGTATCGTGCGTCTCTGCTCGGATGATTGGATCGTCGTAGTTCAGTGTCGTTGGAAGGTGCTTGAAGCAGAACTTCGGTATGAGATCTGGTGTTAGGTAGCTGTACACCACGTCCCCTAGTGTTGATCTCAGAAGAGAATCGAACTCATCTTCGCGCTCTGGAGTCGCAGTCAGCCCCCACCGACGACCGGCGAAAGGAGGGATAGCCAGATTGAAGTAGGGCGCACCCATGACGTGTGCTTCGTCCGGAATGATCACACCGAACCAGTGAAGCATCTCGGTAGGAAGCGTGTTTGTGGTGGCCCTCCTGGCGAGAGTGTTCACCTGCGCGACACAGATCTTCTTCTTCCAGTTGAACTTTCCGCCACCGATGTAGCCGATCTCCTCTGGAGGAATACCCAGCAGACTCTCTATCTCCTCCTTCCACTGCTCGGCCAGGCCCTCGTCGGTCACTACGATCAAAATAGGAACGCGAAGCTGCGCGGCTGTGTGGAGTGCGACCACCGTTTTACCGGCACCGCATCGCAGACACAGGATTCCGTCGTAAGTACCGAGCAGCGCTTCGCTACCTCTACGCTGGTAGTCTTTCGTTGGCTCTTTCGCGTCCAGCACTACCCGGCTGTTGAAGGACACCTTGGGGAAGTTACGGTATCGAGTATCGATCATTGGATACGGAAGCTTCGCCAAAGTCTCTGGACGAAGAAAGTTCCTGGGCACTCGGAAGTGGTGAGGCTCCTCTCGCCAGGCATCTATGGCCTGGCCGGTCTTGCTGATGTACGTGAAGGCGGATTGAACCTGGATCGCGCTGAAGTGACTCTTCGGTAGCCACAACCACGAATCGAGGTATCCGACGCCTGGCTTTCTTACGATGAACTTCATCCTGATCCTTAGAAAAAAAGAGGGGCGATGTGCCCCTCTTTCTCATTTGAAAATGTCGACACTTCTCATGTAGTCGAAGATGTGCCAACCCGCTGATCCGAGCATGCCCTGGGCGATATTCTTCGCCAGACGAGCAGGCGTGCCTTCGCCAGGCTCGGGTAGGAACGTTGGTGTGATGCCACCTCCCTGATATCCGGAGGGGGCTACATACGGAGTATGCATCGATCTTGGCCACTCTTGCGGCGGCTGAACTGGGAACGGTACTGGGGAGTTCAGTTGCATCGGCGTCACAAGAGCTTGCCGCGCCTGGTTCGGTGGCGTGCCCTGCGCCTGCTTGATGTTCGTCGGCAGGTTCTGATCGAAGTTCCACTGACGGAACAGGTTGTTGGGTACTTGCTGTTGCTGCTGTGGCTGCTGTTGCTGCTGTGGCTGCTGTTGCTGCGGGGGTGGCGGTTGCCTTCCGAACGAGGTGCCCTGGAGGAGTTGGCTACCGAACGGACGCTCTCGGTTGTTGATCACTGGAAGGTTTCTTGTCGATTGCTGGTACCTTCGTCCGTCCAGGCTGCACCCGTCGTTGGCGCGCAGAGTGGCGGCTTTGCAGTCAGCCATCGATGGGCACTCGTCGTAGAAAAGGCCTTCGTGCTTTCCGCCACTGCACAGGCTGGCTGTCGGTGTTGATCCTGGGGACTCATAGTGAGCCCAGGTTTTGCAGTTCATGAGCTGATCAGTTGGACCTATTTGAGACACAATACCTCCAACTACTGATAGGTTGTTTGACCGCTTTACACACTCCGAGATACCCTTCGAACATGAAAATCGCCGGAATCGCATACGACATCTACGACGACTCAACTGGTGCCATTCTGCGCTCCAAGCTCGCCGCGGCTAAGCAGGAACTTCCTGAAAAGCTGGCGAATATGAGGATGCTGGGCACCGAGGAACTCGAGCACCTCCCCGACCGCTTGTACGGCCTCGTTGCCGTGAACGAGGGTGAGACCGTGCGGAAGTACGCCATGCATGACGCTCCACACCTTGCTTTGTCGATGATCTACTTCGGCGAGACCGGACGGCTCCTTCCGACTGAGGCAGCCCAAAAGGTCGCCCAGAACATGATCACTGCATGTGGCTGGTACGATCTTGAGCCACCTGTCCAGCTCACAAAGCTTTCCTTGCTTGGTGGCGTGGCCGCTGCTGCGACAGCAGGCCTTGGTCTCATGGACATGGCTTCGAAGGCCAAGGAAGGCAAGCAGCTCGGCAACGAACGCATGGAGGCGTTCAGGCAGGCCCAGGCTTCGGGCATCAAGCAGGCGGGTCGCGAGGTCGAACTCACACCTCAGCAGGAGGCTGCCTCACGCAACGGAAACGGCCCTGAGGCCGGTTACATCACATCCATCCTGAATCAGTTCTCAGATCGCCACAAGGCCCAGCACAAGCTTGAGAAGCAGATGGAGCGCCGGGACCAGCTTCAGGTCGTCAAGGAGGCAGAGATCGGCCGGGATGTGATGCCGGTGTCGGCCCTTTCGAGCGGCACCCCAATGGTGGGCAGCCGCAAGACCAAGCTCTCCTCGCTCATGCTTGCCAACATGAACGCTTCTTGGCAGCACGCAGGAGACATCTCGGACGGACCCCCGACGAAGAAGATCGCGGCGTCCTTCACGCACTATGCTCTTCCGCACTTGAACAAGTACCCGATCGACACGGAGGCGCATGTCAAGACGGCAGCTGCCTACTTTGACGATCACTTCTCGTCGTTCCCACTCCCGGAGCGCAGGGCTTTCTGCTCGGCAGTGATGCATCGCGCGGAAGAGCTTGGGATCAAGGTCGCTGGTCGCGTGAACAACTACGCCGGTGATACGTACGGCGCGAACCTCATCCCTGAGCTTACAGCGCGCATCAACCAGCTTGCCGACTCGGGAAGCAAGGTTGCCTACGAGGTCCTTCTGGAAAAGATCTCAGAGGTCGAACCCGCAGTCATGGCGGAGATGCTTCGCGAGGCGGACATTGACACTGGGTTGTCGTCTTCCTACGGCAGACCGGGGGTAGGTCACATGGACCCTTACGAGGCTGTGTACGGAATGAAGCTCGCAGAACCAGAAGAGCCCTTCTCGTGGTCGGAAGGTACCGACTACACGAATGAGGAGCGCTTGAAGAAGCTCGTCACGAAGGGTCACAACCTTGACGATCTGTTCACCAAGGGGTTCGCAGAGAGCTTTGCGAAAGACCCTGTAGGCGTGTTCAAGAGCATGCCTGATCCGCAGAAGGTAGTTTTGTCCCGGCTCGCTTCGAGCTAACCAGTCCAAGGAGATAGATCATGTCGCGTGTTTCAAAAGTTTTCGGAAAGAAGAGTGCAGCCCGCCCCCACCTCGTGGTTGGTGCTGGCGGTATTTCGGGCGAGGTCCAAGATCTTCGCAAAGACACAGAGGAAGCTTTCTTGGCTTCTGAGAAGTCGAACCTGGTTTGCCGCACGTTCATCCGTGCAGCCTCAGCAGTGGCAGTGTCTGCTGGCATCCGCGGCACCTTCGCCTCGGTTGCTGCACCTACGACACTCACGGGCGCAGACTTCGACGGAATCCTTGCGCCAGGTACGGGCCCTGCGCTCATTGATTCTCCTCGTCAGATCGTGTTCACGGTTGGTGGTGGCGGCACCCCGGCGAACTGGCTTGGCGGCAACATCACCTACACCGGCACTGATGCAGACGGCAAGGTTCAGACCGAGACCGTCGTCAGCGCAGCTGGTGCAGGTTCGGTCACGACGACCAAGTTCTTCAAGACGCTGGTCACAGCCGCACTTCCGGCCGCATCAGGAACACTCGCCCAGCTCACGCTTGGTGTTGCGGCAGACACGGCACCGATCGCATCCATCACGGCTGCTACGATCGCTCAGGTGCTGGATACAAACGCGGAGTTCAACCGCGATCGTATCGGCAACCGAGAGATGGACATCCCGCGTCGCATCTCATTCGTCTTCTCCAACAGCGCGGAGTGGCTCGCCTCGAACATCACGCTCACGGGTGAGTGCCTTGGTGTCACTGTCACAGAGACCATCGCGATCCCCGGCGGCGGCAACACCACGGTCACTTCGTCCAAGTTCTACACACAGATCACCAAGATCTCTGTGCCGGTTCAGGGCGGAGCTACGGCAACGTGCGCAGTCACGCTCCTCAACACGGAGCTTGGTCTCAGCACGGATATCCTGAGCAGCGTCGTGGCTGTCTCTGTGATCCGCGAAGGAAATGATCCCGGAACCGGCACGTGGGCTGTTCCCACCGCAGGTACCGTGGCAGATGCTTCTTCTGCCAACTCCGGGCCGAATGGGAAGTACACTCCAAACGTAGCGCCCGATGGTGGGCGCAGCTACGCTTTGGTGTACATCCCCAACCCGGCATGACCGAGGCCTGAATGACCTACGCGCTCGATGAGAGCAACCTGCGCAGCTGGCCCCTTAATGGGGCCGCTGCCTCTTTTGCACCCCAACAACAAAGCAACCCAACGGAGGCAGCCAGCCTTGATCTGGCAGAGCTAACGACGCGTGCACTTGGAGGCGCTGGTCTTGAAAAGGAAGCAAGCCTGCTTCCGGAAGTCGACCTCAAAGGGCTCTGGAAGAATCCCGATGCGAGCGCAATCGTACTCGCCCTGATCCTTCTCGATAAGTACGGCATGGAGTATTTGGAGTGGCACCCCGAGGTCCTGAAGCTGACGCTTCAGCGAGAGGGGTTTGAGATCTCCAACAAGAACTGGAACAAAGTGATGGCCGGAAGGGTCATCCTGAACTCCCCCTCACCATGGCGTCAGTGGGAGGTCTTCCACTGGGTGTGTCGCGGTCTTTGCGGAGAGACCCCGAACTTCGTCTACCTTGAGCAACCAGAGATCGGGCATATCCTCGTCGGCTACGAGATGATGAAGCTTGTCGATCCCAAGCGGGCTACTTCAACGGAGGTGGACAAGTTCATCGCTGCCGCATTCAAGTCGGAAGGCATCCCCTTCATCCCATATCCACTGGACGAGGCTCAGCGAGAACTCGAGGATCAAAAGCTCGAGTGTGGGCACTGCAACGCCCTGCACCGTGACGACAACGACATCAAGTGCATCACGTGCGGAAGTACCGATCTCAAGAAGGTACCTTTCGAGTTTGCGGAACTCCGAGATAAGAGCGCTCAGCTCTTCAAGGAACTCGAGCAGCTCCCCCTGTCTGAGGCCGTAGATCGGCTGCCCGATGGTGCCGTAGGAAGCGTCGTCTACGAACTACTGATCAACTGGGACTTGGCAAAGACTGTCCATTCCCGGATGCGACAACAGCTGCGAGCACTGGGAGGCACCCGATGAAGATCGACGAAGTATTCTACTCTGAGGTGATCAAGCGTGCCGGTTTCAGCCAGGTCGTCTCTCGAGCAGGGAAGTCGGTGAAGAACTTCGCCAAGCGCCAGGCACACGGGATCACCGGTGCTTATGCCGATCAGGCCGTCAACATCGGGTTGAACCCGGCTGCGGTGGCTCAGGGGATCACCAGCATCCCTGGCTTGGCAAGAGGGCTGACTTCTGCGCCGAAGGAAACGCTGCGCCACGTGGGCCGTGAGGCCTTCTCTGGCGGCAAAGCTGGTCTTGCCCTGGGCGTCGGTCTTCCGGTCGCCCTGGCGGCGCCAGACCTCTCCCGCGGGGATGAGAGCGCAACTGGTGGACGCACTATGCGCCAGAAGCTGGTAGGGTTTGGCTCCAACGTAGTCGGAGGCACCCTTACAGCTGGTGTCCCGATTGTGCCGCAGATCATTGGTGGCGGCGTGATAGACGGCGTCGCGAACCGCGTTCTTGGCGGCAAAAGGAAAGAGGTACGGTAATGTTCTTCGGAGGCGCAAGTCCAACAGGCGGTGCTACGCGTCCGATCGGTGGCGGTAACGGTGACCGGTCTAGTGTGCTCGGAAGAAAGTACCAGCCGTTCTCGAACCCGTTCTTTGATCAGGCGAGCACCTACACACCCCCGAGCATCAAATCGCTGTTCGGGTTCTGCCGTTTCTACTACTTGACTCACGGCATCATCAACGCTGTGATCACGAAGGCATCTGAGTATCCGGTAACAGACCTGATCATCCAGCATCCCGACTCAGGCACTCGAGAGAAGTGGGAGGACCTGCTCCTCAGTTCCCTGAACTACATGGTTCACCAGTACGAGATCAATCTCGACTACTTCGTCTACGGCAATGCGTTCATCAGCGCGAGCTTTCCTTTCCGGAAGAAGCTGACGTGCGCAGGATGCCGAGCCCAGCACGATGCCTTGGCCGTTCGCCCGAACTGGAGATACATCAACTTCAAGTTCTGGCTAGCTTGCCCGAAGTGCGGACAGACGGACTTCGCCACGAGCCACGACGACTACTACCCCAAGTACAGCGAGATCGGTCTCACGCGTTGGAGTCCAGAGAACGTCCACATCTTCTACAACGAAGCGACGGGGCGAAAGGACTACGGCCTCGATATCAGTCCGGACTTCCGAAGTCAGGTGATGATGGGTCGCAAAGATCTCATCGCTACGACCCCAGAGATCTTCCTTGAAGCAGTCAAGACGCGACGACAGCTGGTCTTCGATAAGTCCGAAGTCTTTCACATGAGCAGGCCTGGGCTTTCGAACATGAGTCGCGGCTGGGGAATCCCCCTCATGATGCCGGTCCTGAAGGACGCCTTCTACCTACAGGTTATGCGCAAGGCCCAGGAGTCCGTACTCCTTACCCACCTTGTTCCGCAGATCTTCTTGTTCCCACAACCTGCCACAAGCGGCGCAGACCCGTTCACGACCATCGAGTTGTCGAACTGGCGAGATCACATTCGCCGCGAGCTTGCTCGACAGAGAATGGATCCCAGCTACTACGGAATCCTTCCATTCCCTATCGGCCATCAGGTCATTGGGGAGAACGGAAAGAGCCTCCTGCTCATGCCGGAGATTCAGCAGGCGTCCGAGGTCATGGTTGCCGGTATGGGGTTCCCGGTAGACCTCGTGTTCGGGCATGGCACGTACTCGGGATCCAGCATCTCAATGCGCATGCTCGAGAACTTCTTCCTCTCGAACGTTCGCCAGCATAAGCGCCTACTCGCATGGGTGATGCGCCGCATCGGAAGCTACCTGAACTGGCCGCTTCCAGAAGGAAGCTTCAAGACCTTCCGCATGGCAGACGACATGCAGCGACAGGCCATGATGCTTCAGATGAATCAGATGGGTAAGATCAGCGATCAGACGCTGCTGTCTTTCACCGATCTTAAGGTTGAAGATGAGAGTCAGCTGATGATTGGTGAGGCCAAGATCAAGGCAGAGGCTATGCGCCAGAAGTCTCTCCTCGAGGCGACAACGCAGGGAGAGGCCCAGCTGGTCATGGCGAAGTACCAGGCGCGCGCACAGGCCGCGGCGACCCAGTCTCAAGCACGAGAGATGGCTCAACCACGAACTCCCTTCGACGAGCTTCAGCAAAGTGGTAGTCGCGCCGCAGGGTGGAGTCTGGACGCCGTCTCGGCTGCTCTGGCTGAGAAGATCAAGACGCTTCCTCCAGAGCAACAGCAGGCCTACATCAAGCAGCTACAGAGCCAGGTACCCGAAGCAACAGAGATGCTGGCGGGTCAGGGAATCCAGGTCCCCGATATGCAGATCCCCAGCCTGGCACAGGCACCGGGCGAGGCTGGGCCTGTCCAGGGAGTGGATGGAAGACCGATGCCCGAGAAGCTACCGCCAAGGCGCGCTGGCGGAGTATGAGCAAAAGAAAAAGCCCGGAGTGATCCGGGCTTTTCTCTATTTCACTTCTTGAGCGAAGACGCTGTCTCGCGTTCGGTAACCGTTACGGACCTTACCCAGAGCAGGTCTGTAATCTGCGAGAAGCCTCTTAATGCCCCTGATGTTTGGGTGCATGCCCAAGATCTCCTTCAGATGCAGGGACGGGTAGCTCTGAAAGTACTGGAACAGAAACATCCAGGAGATCAGCGGGTCTCCTGTTTGTTCGAGAAGGAGTGGCTTGAATGCCTTGGCCGCCTCGAACTCCTTTTGCAGAACCGCGGATGCTTCTTCCCATTCCACAAGCGGCATCTCTACGTTTGGTAGATCCGTCGTAACAGAGACCCTCTTGTTGTGATCGACGATAACGAGCCGGAGATAGTCTGGGCTGAGAACCCCAACGTAGGCCAACAACTTTGCTCGAATCTCCGGCACCGCCACCAAGACCTTTGCATGCTCCCAGTTCATCCAATGGAGCATCGTTACGGCACCCACTCCTTTGATCTTCTTGTACTCCTCCACAGTCGGCCCGCGTGCCAGATGTGGTAGTAGCTCAGCTTGTTGGGTCTCGGCCATCTGAGCCAACTGCATGAGGCCGCGCAGATACACCTCAGGTGTCGATCCCGGGTAGAAGGCACCTGCTACCAGGCGCGAGCCTCCTACACGAGACATCAGTTGATCCACAGCACCGGGGCTGGCGAAACGTATCAGCGCAGCCATGTCTCCGTAACGAAAACCGCCTTTCTTGTCGCTGATCAGCTGCCTCTCTGCAATCTTGATTGCATGATCTTGGACTGCCTTTCGTAGGCCAGGATTGTGCTTTCCAGACTCGAGAAGGGTCTTGAATGTGGTCGGATCGGAGGCCCTCTCCAAGCGATGCTTGATGACGCTGCTGACGGAGAAAGCGCCCGCCTCATAAAGCGAGTCGAACTCTCCCATGTCCAACGGCCCAACCCCAGGTATCAGAAGAGGCGGGAGAACCCAGGTGTACCGATGGTAGTTGCCGTGGTACCGCTGGGACTCGGCCTTGCCGTAGGCGGTCCTCATGTCCAGAAGAACGAGTGCCTCGTCTCGGTCTCCCATGGACATGAAGAGGTGTGCGGCGGAGATAGGTCTGAGGTAGGCGTCTGACCAGATGAACGGGTTGACCTTTGGATTACCGTAGGCCCTGACGATCTCAGACGGCTTGATGCCCGCAAGAACAGCATGCTCGAGCATCAGGGACGACGGTGGATTTAGGCGCAGCTCTGAAACGATCTGGCCTATCTCATCCGGTGTACAGGCGTGAAGTAGCGCCCGCGTATCGTCCACTGATCGCGAGGTTGTTTGTACGAACTTCCCCAGAACCCTCAGTAGACGAGTTACCACGACACATCCATGACGAAGCTCCTTCCCCACGGAGGAGGCGTGACGTTATCTGGAATGACCCACAGCATGTCCTTGTACGGCTTATCCGGATACATGATCATAGCGTCCGTGAGGCATACGGCAGCCTTGGGCTTGTACTCGTCGTAGATCTTGAAGGCGTCGATAGACGATGTGTGCGTGTGATGGCCAGACTTGAACGCCAGCTTAGTGATCAAGTCCTTCGGCCGCTTTGTTCGGACGACTTCTCGGACATGGCTGTCGAAGGTGACAACCATGGTCTCCTTCGCACGGACGGCGGCTCGACTTACCTCGCTCGCGAAAATGGACAGAAGAGTAGAGCCTACGCTAGCGGACACATCGATCATGATGAGGAGTCGGGATTCGATCCGGTCCTTGGTCGTGGGCAGGACGATGCGAGGCCAGAAGCGCCTGTTCGGCGGTGAGTAGGTCGCAAACCCGTTTTCACCGAGCCTATTCATGAGTTGGCCCTGCAACAGCCTGTTCCAGGGGACCTTTGGGTTCGTGATCTCCTCAAGCCTCCTAGCCATGCATTTGCTGTAGAGGACTGTTCTGTCCCGGCCAGTGACCTGCTCTTGGATCATCGCAGCCTTGGCGATCTCCTCGGAGAACACCCTTCTGAACTCCTCTTCGTCGCCGATGAAGTAGCTCCCACCGAATCTCAAATCCTCGGAGGTGTGCGTCTCTCCTGTACCAGTGCCCGTACGAACAGTCTTGCCTGCAACCAGCTCGTCGTAGATCTGCTCAGCTGTCATGTCTACAGCCCACGCCGGAGGGATGACTCCATCGGCCGGTGGGTTCCACACCTTTCCTCCCTTGGAGAGAATGGCACAGGCTTCGCGCACGGCCACGACATCTACTGCGATGTTCCAGAGCTTTCGAATCCGATCACCAGTACGCGCGGGGTGATTGAAGTAGATGTGGATCCACTCATGCAACAAATCAAACACCCGCGCGTCATGTGTTATCCCGGCCATCCACTTCGGGGAATACCAGACGGTCCGGCCGTCCGTTTGCAAAGTTTCAATCGAGCTGTCTTCCAACAACACTACGGCCTCCCCCAAGTAGGAGAGGCCGCAGAGAGGGAAGAACAGCATCAGATCTTGGAGAGCCTTCTTGACATACCGAAGGACCTCTTTGTCTCGGATACTGTTCTCTTTGATCATGCTTTACTCAATACGAGGTAGGTGATTATCGCCTCGTTGGCGGCGTCGGTGTCGCAGACGTCAGGACCGGCTAGAGAATCCAGTACCAGGCGCTCTGCGTGTTCCTGCGACTTCGCGGTGACGTCGAAGCGGACGATCACTGCGAATACGTCAGGAGCATCTATCGAGGGTTCCATTGATTGCAGCTTGTTCTCCTGATCACTCATTTCTTGGACGCCTTCGTTTTATGGTCTCCCGTGCTGATCAGTTCAGCCATCAACTCGTCTGCCACCTCTGGGAACACCTCTGCGATCTTGGTTCTCACTGTTGACTTCAGCTGGACGATCAACGCAATCTGCATCTCGGGGTCGACGCTTGTGATCCAATCGAGTAGCCCCGTGTACGTGGGCTTGATGGGGTGCGTGTTGAGCCACGTGGCCAAGGCGAAGATCGCGGCGTACTGGCGCATACGCCTCTCTGATGGGTCACCAGAGTTGTCGAACTTCTTTGCCCCGGTCAGGATCCCTTCCACGTCAATCGAACTGAGAATCTCGTGCCAGGCCCAGAAGTCGTTGGCGACGTGATCACCGAGCTTCAGGGCGACGATTGTCTTCCAGTTGTTGTTTGTCCTGTTGCCGAAGATATCTTCGCGCGGGTTTGGGAACTGAAAGAAGTGCTTCGACGCCTCGGTCCATCCGCGAGGCGTTGGGAATCGGGGAACACCTTCCTTGTGTGCATGCAGGTGCTCAGGCTTGAACTGGAGGTATCCGACGATCGAGGGATGTACGGTCCCGGTGCTGATTCCGTGCTGGCTGTAGCTCAGGACGTCGGGAATCATGGAGATGACCGTGATGCGTGTCCTGAGGCTCTCGCAGATCTCGTTTGCCAGGATGTCGTCCGACACCCCGTTCCCCGCGCAAGCAATGATGGTGCGCGGGTTCAGCGACTTGTCTCGGAACGTCCTGTTCGCCGTCACCGACAAGAGGGCGCCTTGGACTACGTCCGGAGACTTGTCCATGTCATCGAAGAGCAAGAACACCGGCTTCAGGCAGGCCTGTGTGGCGTACTTGTTCAGGATCCACTCAGTGAACAAGCCACCACCGCCATCCTTCTTCTCCGATGGGATGCCCAGGATGTCGCTTGCATCCGTACTCTCTCCGCAGTTGATCGGAAGGAACGGGAGGTTGAGTCGCTGTGCGGCTGCTCGAGCGATTTCAGTCTTGCCGATACCAGGCGGTCCGACGAGCATCGGGACGCTCAGGGCTTGGTGATCGTTCTTCTTGATCGCCTCAGCCTGCATGGTGAGCTCGCGGTTGAACAGGAACTCAGCTTGCTTGTGCGTGTACTTCATTGTTCTTCGTCCTCTTCTTCAGGTTCATCAGGTGCGTTTGCGTAAGCCGCATCTTCGATCAGATCGTCCAGGCAGTCGGTATGGATGTACTTGCACGGATGCGTGTCCGTAATGAATCCGAGAGTGCCGTTAGGCATTCTCAGGAAATCGACACCGGCATCTGGATCCGGTATGAACACAGGAACTGCGTGCTCCATGCTTGGGAAGAGCATCCCGGGGATCGTGAGTGTTACTGGAACACCGACCCCTACGTGGCGTTCCCCGCAGCATGCACACTCAGATGTGATGTCGTTCCAATCGATCTGACCAGGCACTGGGTGCCTCTCACTTTCTGCCATCTAACTCCTCCTAGACCAAGCCCACTCAGGGCTTTTGTACAAGGCATCCACTACGCCCAGGGCGAACCCTGCAACGAACGACCAGAAGATGAACTCGAACATCAATCCTCTTCTTCGTCGGTTTCATGCTCTTCGAGGACTTCACGGAGTTCACGCTCATAACGGGACAGACTGTCTTCTTGATCTGGCATTTTCGCCTCCAAGAACTGATAGGGGTTATTCCCCTTGCGTTGACCCGTATTCTGCTGGGCGAGTAGACTCTCCGGGTGATTACATCAGACCCCCGCGAACAGTTCGAAGAGCTGAAGAACCAGCTCTTGAGTCAAATCAGCCAGACCTTCCCAGTCAAAGACAGGGCAGGGCGCTACGAGGTGCGCGTAAAAGATCTTAAGGTTGATGACCATCTAGGAGTCGACGACATCCAAGGCCAGTTCAAGGCCAAGATGGAAGGGCGCTCTTGGGCAGCCCCAGTCACGGGAACGATCGAGATCGCGGACAACGAGACTGGCAAGGTCTTGGTGTCCCGAAAGAACTCTGCGATCGCGAAGATCCCCAAGCTGACCCGGCACTACAGCTACATCATCGGCGGGTCCGAGAAGTTCATCGCCAACCAGTGGCGACTTCGCCCCGGTGTCTACGTCAAGGCTACGGAGAAGCCCGGTGAGTTCGAGGCTCAGTTCCAGCTCGCAAAGGGCAGGAGCTTCGATATCCAGACCGGTGATGCGGGCGAACTTCACATGAAGCTCGGCTCCCGCAAGATCCCGCTTTACTCGGTGCTCTCTTCTATGGGGATCAGCGACGACCGGATGAAGGCCGCGTGGGGTGCCGATGCATATGCAGCTTCCAAGAAGAAGTCTGCGGTCGACAAGGACCTCCGATCGCTTTACCAGACGTGGAGGAAGGAGGCTCTTCCGGCAACAGGAGATGCAGCCTTGGCTACCAGGGCGCTGTTTGAAGGAACCAAGATCGATGAGAGCGTCGCTCATGCAAACCTGGGCATCAAGTCCGAGCGCGTAGATGCTGAGATCATGTTCGCTGCATCGAAGAAGCTTCTTGATGTGTCGGCGAAGCGTCAGGATCCGGATCCCATCGACAGCCTTCGATACAAGGAGTTCTGGGAGGCAAAGGACCAGTTCATCGATAGGATCTCGCGTGCTCAGCCAGAGATTACTCAGCGCATCCAGAAGGCGCTGGCAAAGCCGCTCGTACAGAAGAAGATGATGAGCGGTGATTCCAGCATGATCCGTGACGTGTTTATGCCGGACCTCCTTCAACGTCCGCTCAATCACGTCTTCACGACCTCCCTCGCGTCCAACGGCAAGCAGACGAATCCGTTGTCGATGTTGGCGGATCGCTCGATGGTTACCATCACAGGTCCTGGCGGTATCCAGAACCCACACGCCCTCTCGAAGTCGAATACGTCCCTTGATCCCAGCCACCTCGGCTTCCTCGATCCCGTATTCACCCCGGAGTCCAATGCAGGCGTGAACACGCATCTTGCATTTGGTGTGGTGATCAAAGACAGGAAGCCCTATGTGCGGATGTACAACGTACGCACAGGTCATATGGAACAGGTCGATGCAGCTGTTGCTGCCATCAGCAACATCGTGTTGCCCGATCAGGTGAAGTGGGAAGGTGGAAAGCCGAAGCCTCTCAACAACGCCGTGCGCATGTCGGATTCTCGCGGCCAGATGCGGGACGACATTGCGTTCTCCAAGGCTGACTACGTTCTCCCGAATGCGACGCAGGTGTTCGCTGTAGAGACCAACCTTGTTCCATTCATGCAGAATGACAGCGCCGGTCGATCGACGATGTCTGCTCGACACATGGCCCAGGCAATCTCTGTAATCGGCAGAGAGGCTCCGCTGGTTCAGGTGGAGGCGGGTAAAGGCAAGAGCTTCGAGACCATTCTGGGATCCGGATTCCTGGCTCACCACGCCAAGAAGGACGGGACAGTCACGTCTGTCGGTCCCACTGGAGTTGTGCTGGCCTCAAAGGATGGCGGTCACGAAACGGTGCACCTCTACAACCACTACCCGACCAACGATCCGAAGGGCCAACTGCACAGCACAGCACGCGTAGCCGTGGGCGATAAGATCACTGCTGGACAGGCAGTGGCGGACAACAACTACACCAAGGACGGGGCTCTGGCTCTTGGCGCGAATCTTCGCGTGGCGTACCTGGCCAATGGCTCAAACCACGAAGACGGTATCGTTATCTCGAGGAGCGCAGCCAACCGCCTGGCTTCGGAGCATCTCTACAAGCCCTCGATGCTTGTTACGGATACGCACGTCATCGGCAAGAAGGAGTTCTTGATTGGAAAGCCCGGACTGTACAGCCCTGAGCGCGTCGCCAAGATCGGCGATAACGGGATTGTGCGTCCAGGTACGAAGGTCAAGCCTGGGGATCCGCTAGTACTAGCGCTTGGCGAAATCATGCTGCCAGGTACTGCGGATCTCAACGCCAAGTACAAGATCGGCAAGCGCCTCCGAAACAAGTACCAGAACTCGTCGATGATCTGGGACGGTGACTACGAGGCCGAGGTTGTGCGTGCAGATCGCATCGGCAAGAACGTTGTCGTTCATCTCAAGACTACGGAACCTGCTCAGATCGGCTCCAAGATCTCTACGCGACACAGCGCAAAGGGTATCGTCACCCAGATCATGGATGACAACGAGATGCCCCATGATGCAAAGGGCAAACCCGTCGAGATGTTGATCAACCCGGTCAGCGTCCCCGGTCGCATGAATCCGGGCCAGCTGCTTGAAACAGCTGCGGGCAAGATTGCAGAGAAGACCGGCAAGCCGTATCTGGTGAAGAACTTCCAAGGTGGCGTCGACTACCTGAAGAAGGTCCAAGGTGAACTGAAGCAGCACGGCCTTTCGGACACGGACACACTCTACGACCCCGCCACGGGCCGCAAGCTCGGGGACGTCATGGTCGGTCCTCACTACGCGTTTCAACTCGAACATCAGATCGACAAGAAGACCCACGTTCGTTCTGGTGGTATCGACTTGTCCCAGTTCGACGCGCCCAAGATCCACTACGACTCGGACACACGAGTTCCCAGGGGTGGTGGTCATGGCGGTGCTCAGAGCCTCGGAAGCCTCGGTATCTACGCAGCGCTTGCCGCGGGTCTGAAGGACAACCTTCGGGAGATGCAGACCCTGAAGTCTGATCAGCCCCAAGCTCGAGAGGTCTGGAACGCCCTCGCCAATGGCGAGCGTATCCCGGCCCCAAAGATCCCGTTCGTGTTCAAGAAGTTCGAGGCAATGCTGACAGGCATGGGCGTCAACGTGGACAAGACCGGGGCAGAGATTCGCCTGATGCCACGTAGCGACGCCGAGACCCGCCAGCTCAGTCGTGGAGAACTGACACGGCCTACACGAAGCATTCGTGGAAAGGATGACAAGCCAGAACCCGGAGGACTCTTTGATTCAGTGATCACGGGAGGTCCTGCTGGTCAACACTGGGGTCACATTGAGTTGGTTGAGGCGATGCCCAACCCCGTGTACTCACGCGCCATCGCACACACGCTCGGCGTGAAGGAGACAGACATCCCCGCAATCATCGAGGGCAAGATGACTCTGCCTGGCGGAGGTATTGGCGGGAACGGGATCAGGCAGGCGCTCGCTAAGATCGATGTGACGAAGGAGATGAAGACAACGCTCGACGCTCTCAAGGACCCGAAGGTCCATGGGTCTGCGCTCGACAAACTCCATTTCCGATACCGTGCATTGAAGAACGTTGCGGACGTCGGCAAGAAGCTCGACGAGGCATGGACAATCAAAGCTGTGCCGGTTCTACCGCCTGTATTCCGGCCACAAGCCACGATGCCGGACGGAACGGTCAAGAACAACCCGCTCAACAGCCTCTACAAGCGCCTAGGCATGGTCAACGAGTCCTTGCGCAAGGGAGAGGGGAAGGTCCCCTACAACAGCACGCTGGACGCCCGCGCTGGCCTGTACCAGGAACTCTCGAACCTCTTCGGGACAACGCCCAAGGGCAAGAAGGCTCTTGAGCTGGATATGCGCGGCACAAAGGAGGATCCCGACAAGACGCTCCCTGGCATCATCCATATGATCTCGGGCGAGCAGCCGAAGGATGGGTTCTTCCAGGACAAGATGGTCGCGAAGAAGCAGGACTACACATCCAGAGCAACCATCGTTGTTGATCCCAACCTCAGCGTGGACGAGATTGGTCTGCCCAAGAAGATCGCTCTCGAGCTTCTTCGTCCCATGATTGCTCGCCGTCTCATGCAAGCGCGCATCAAGCCAGACGAGGCCCAGCGTATGATCAGCCGCAAAGACCCTGTGGCTGTAAAGGCTCTCGAGCAAGAGTTGCTCTACCGCCCGTTGCTGATGAAACGCGACCCGGTGCTTCATCAGTACGGCCTTGTCGCACAGCGTGCACGCCTTACCAATGATGCTGCGATCAAGGTGAGCCCTCTCATCCTTCCTCCTCTTGGAGGAGACATCGACGGTGACACCGTTTCCCTGATGGTCCCGCTGACCCATGAGGCCGTCGAGGAAGCGAAGCGCATTCTGCCATCGCAGAGGACGCTATCTGATTCGTCTGGAGACGTTCTGTTCTCTCCATCGAACGAGAGCGCCCTGAGCCTCTACCGCATGTCGATCCCGCGCGGAAAGCACAGCGAGGTCTTCAAGAACAAGGATGCTTGCGAGACGGCCTTCCGAGACAACAGGTTGAACCTGAATCAGGAAGTTCATGTCACGGGCGTAGGCTCCACGACGCTTGGCCGCATGCGCATTGCTGAGGTGGTTCCAGAGAAGTACCGCCATGACATCCTTACGAAGATCGACAAACCCTTCGATCGCAAGTACCAGGAGACCGTGCTGAAGGAAGTCGCCAAGACGATGCCGAAGCACTTCGTCGAAACGGTGGACGGAATGAGCCGCCTCGGGTTCAAGATGGCTTATGACTCGGGCCACACCGTTGCACTCAAAGACATTGAGCCACTCAGGGGTCCACGAGACAAGATCATCAAGGACACGCAGAAGCACGTCGATCACCTGAACGCGACAGGCCAGTCAGGAAAGGTCACAGCCGCCTGGCTTTCGGCTACCAAGGATATCCACGACACCTACAACAGGCTGCTGAAGGATCATCCGACGAATGTCTCGGACATGGCCCCTGCCCCACTCGGGTCAGGCATCAAGGCAAAGAAGGAGCAGTTCCAGGGCCTTCTCATGGCGCCCATGTTGGTTGAGGACCACCTCGGGGCTCCTTCTCTGATTCCTGTCACCAAGAGCTTCGCAGAAGGTGTCGACATCGGCGGCTACTTCCTACAGGCCGCTGGTGCTCGCCGTGGCGTCATCCAGAAGACGGACAGCGTTCGCGAGCCCGGATACATGTCCAAGCTCCTAGTTCAGGCCAACATTGACCAGCCGATCACAGGAGCTGATTGCGGTACTGAACAGGGCCTTCTCATGCCTGTCGGTCACAAAGACGTCGTTGATCGCCATCTTGCACACTCAATCAAGATTGGAGATCACGTAGTCTCAGCTGGCACCGTGGTCACGCCGGAACTCATGACGCGGGCGAAGGAGGCGAGGATCGATCAGGTATCTGTTCGAAGCCCGTTGAAGTGCCGCATGCCGCAGGGAGTGTGCTCGAAGTGCATGGGTATCCATCCCAATGGAGCGGAGTACCACATGGGCGAGAACGTCGGCATCATTGCCGCCCAGGCGCTTGGTGAGCGCGCAGCACAGCTCATGCTCAAGCAGACACACGGTGGCGGTATCGTCTCGACATCTGGTCATTCAGTGAGCGACTTCGGCGACGTGCAGAAGCTTTTCGATGCAGCCAAGCGCGGTCGTGAAGATGCGGCGCTCGCACCAACGGCTACAAAGATCACCGGAGTTCATCAAAGCCGTGGAGGCGACTGGGTGATCCAGATGGGCAGGTCACAGGTGAAGTCGCGCCAGAAGCCGTTGGAGCACGTGAAGCCAGGCCTTGAAGTCAAGAAGGGCGATACCCTGACGGAAGGTGATCCGAACATCCACGACCTGCTGGCTACCAAAGGACTTGATGCAGTCCAGTCCCACATGGTCGATAAGATCGGCGGAATCTACGGCAGGGAGGGCGTTCTTCGTAGGCACGTCGAACTTGCCGTGAAGAACGCTACGGGCGTCGTGCGGATCTCTAACGCTGGAGACCACGACAGCATGATCCGCGGGGACTACGTGCAGAAGAGCGTAGTCGACGAGATCAACCGTAACGCACTGAAGGGTAAGGAACACATTCAGTACGACACGACCCTGTTCCCGATCAAGACGATCCCACTTCGTAGGCAGGAGGACTGGATGGCCCGTCTGCAAGGCGAGCGCATTGGACAGAGCCTCATGACCGGAATCCAACATGGTCAACGAACAAACGTCGTGGGCAGGCACCCGATCCCGTCGCTGGTCATTGGTACAACGGTAGGCGCACCATCAACGGCACGTCCGTTCGGAGAACGAAATGGCACGCACTAACGGAGGGCCGTCTCACAATCGGCATTCTCCTTTTCGCTGCGAGGAGGGAACGATCACCGATGTCAACAGGAACACCTACACGGTTACCGTCGAAACCCGTCATTCTGAGAAGACGGTCGAAGACGTCCAGGTACTTGCGCCCTATCACCACTTCAGCAACGGGGAAGGGATTCATCATCTCCCGGAGATCGGTGCCCTTTGCTGGATTGCCTGGCCAAACGACAATACTCCAGCGTTTGTACTTGGTTATGCTGGTGCGGCTTCTGTGCTTGGCAGTTCCGATGGAACTCCGGCTCGGTCGACTTCAACCGCGGAGGGGTCGAACACCGACGTAAGCTTTCGATCCAGGCGGCCTAAGCTGGACCCCGGCGATATCGCCATCACGACTCGGGACGAGAACTTCTTGGTACTCAAGCGTGGTGGCGTTATCCAGATCGGCGCAACACCGATCTGTCAGCGTATCTACCTGCCCATTCTCAACTACATTAAGGACTTCGCCGAGAACTACGAGATGCACACTCTCGGCGGAGATGTCTCTTGGACTGTAGCTCGAGCTGAAAACGACCCCTCAGGCGACGCCCCGTCATCCTACGTCTTCCACATGAACGAGTTCGCACAGGATGCTAAGGCCACCGTGCGGATCCAGCACATGCCTCTCGGGGACGGAGATAAGGCAGCCTGGCAGGTTCAGGTCGCTCCAAAGGGTATCGATCGCGACGACGGGTCTGTCACGGACGAGAAGTATTCGCTACTGATCACTACCTCCGGAAAGAAAGCAGAGATCATTGGTGCCGACAGAACTATTCACGTGAAAGGAAACGATACGCTCACTGTGGACGGAAGCCGCTCCACAAGCATCAGCGGAGACGACACGTTGTCGGTCGATGGGTCAATCGATGCAACAGCCTCTGGCACTCACGTGGTCGGCGGATCCGTTGTGAAGCTGGCGAGCAGCAACGCCAACAACCCCGGAGTGAAAGGCACGGCGCTCGTTCAGTTCCTCAGCTCGGCCATCTACATCGTCGATCCAACCACAAACACAGCAACCCTCGCCCCTCCCCTAGTCGCGACTCTCCAGTCGCTGTTGTCCCAGAAAGTCTTTCTGGAGTAAGGTGTAACCATGGATCTCTTCGTCAACAAAACTGTTCCTGTCTTCGAGCAATCAGCCACGACCGCCAAGGCGGCCGCTGCGTTTTTGGATGAGAATCCTGAGACGTGGCCTCGGCAAATCCTCACCGAGTTGTTCCGCTCCGCACCAGAAACCAGCGAGTACATGCCGCAGGTCTCCATGATGCAGGTGGACGCAGAGCAGGGATACGGCCTGGGATGCATCGCGATCTCAAACACTACCGACAGCGCCCTGGCTGCCACGCGTGTTGGGCCGGACCAGAAGCGCGTTCTCATCCCGATTGTGATCAAGAGCCATACGCTTCAGCCGCTTGATCTGATCATGCTGGGCAACGGGAAGATGCTACCGCTCAATGCGCGAACTCTTCGTGAAGCGCTGTTCCGCCCAGAGACGTTCGAGATGACGACTGAAGACTGGGGTGACACAGCTTTGTGGAATCAGTTCTACCCACCCGGCCGAAGCGACAACCAGTTCGGTGCTGGCGTCGCACAGTCCATGAGTGGTGGATCTTCGGGCGGCATGAGCGTTCTCATGGGCTCTGGTATGAAGATGTCTTCTGCCAGCCTCATTCTCCCCTCGGACCTCAAGGAGATCGTGAAGCAGGCATCAGCGGTATCCTACGGGACCGAAGCGTTCTTGCTTGCCACTGCTGCAATGCTGGATGCAGAGCCATCAGCGTCTCTGACGATGCATGAGTATGCCAAGACGGCTTCGGCGGCTATGAGGCCCGCCGACGTCATTCAGATTGGGTACGATCCCATGGGCAGCTGCTACTGGATGAAGCAGGCAAGTCGTGAGTATTTCGATGCCAGCGATCCGACTAGCTACTACAACCGAAGGGAGATCCTCAAGATCGCTGGACAGGACAACGTGAATCAGGTCGATGCTCACGGTACAACCATTCTTTCCGATGGGGTGGGGAAAGAGCACGAGAAGTCAGACAACTGGCAGGTGATCACAAGTCCTGGCACGTACGTCGTCCGCGCTACAGACGGAAGGAAGCTGACCGGCTGGGTGATCCCGAATCTCATGGACTTGGATGGGGACATCGTCCCGATGGCTCTCTTCACCAATGGCGCTGCTGCGATGGTGCAGGAGCAGATTGTTGGTCTTCGAGGGGGCGGGATCTTGAATCTTCCGGCAAGTCCTCCTCGTGGAACCGGAGTCTTCTACTACTCCGATGGAGCAGGAAGCGTCGTGGCTACGACTCCGGTCATGGTCACTGGATTGGAGGAATCCATGTCGGGAGGTGCCTCGTGGCTGGTCAAGAGCTTGACCGGCGAAGCCTCACGCGTTCGCGTAGTACCTGATCTGAAGAAGATGATGGCATTGGGGGGTGAGTTCCTGATTCCTCCGGGAGCGAAGTTCATGGCGCTCGAGAGTGAAACCCCGGTGGCTCTGGTGGCCGATCGAGACCTGGCGAAGACGAGCAGCGGTGCTCGTATCAACATGCGGGCCGCGGGAGATACGGTGAGCATGTCTTTCCGAGGACTTCCCAAGCTTGCGAGCTACGCAGGGATGGGGCCCATGCATCAGGATAGGGCTGCATTTGTCCTGGCTCTCGCAGGTGTGGATGTGGGTGAGATCTACACAAAGATCGCAGAAGCACAGACCCGAGACATTGAGTTCTCGGGAGTCAGTGATGTCCGCCCAGTCGATGAGCTGATTGACCTGACAAAGAAGGAGGCATCGGAGTACAGTCAGCAGGTTCGTTCTCTTCGAAAGATCCTTGTCAAAGAAGCTGCTACTCTACCGGACGCAATGTCTGTCGATGCCGTTCTGAGTTTGGGTTTCATCAACTCAGAGAACGTGCGAATGTACGTAACCCACATCCCCTACCTCGAGAAGTGTCTGTCCAAGGTGTGCGAGCTTGTCCTCGGAAGCCGCCTAGGTTTGGTTGAGATCCCGGAATACGCAGCAGCGCGAGCAGCGCGTGGGCTGGACGAGGTCATCCAAGGACTCCGGTCTCTTTCACTTCGCGACGTACGGGAGGGATCACACTCAGGATAACCATGATTCGCCACCCGTTTCGCCGGTACATCTACTACCTCTTCACACGAAGAGGACAATCCAATGCCCAGATCATGAGGACACTCTCGGATCTGGGCGTTCCTCTTCCTCAAAAGATGGATTCGTTGGAGAAGTTCATCGTAAGCGTCGTGACTGAGCGTGAGCGCCTTGTGTTCCCGCCCAACTTCGATCCGACCGCCGAAGTGCTCAACGGACCCACTCTGAACTTCCTTCGCGATCTGAACATCGTAAGCATGTGGCGGCCGGACGAGTTTATCTGCGCTGCTACCGACATTCTGCATGAACCGCAGATGCGAAGAATGATCGAGGCGCTCCTTCTCGGGCCCATCAGCCCCGCGTCAGTAGCTGACCGCGTTCGCGATCGCTTCGGCTTGCCCGATGCCGTGATGAACGTCCGAGTGATCAAGACGTACGCCCATTACTTCTGGGACACCACCGCCCTATCCCCCGCGGAGTGGAAGACCCTTATCTCCACATGCCTTCCTGACGCCGACAACAACGACTACCTGGCAGCTCTCAATGCACCCAGGAGCGTCGCAGGAGCAGCGTTGACCCTGGCCATGGTCGACAGGAACGCCGATGCGTTGTCTCCCGTCGTGAGGTACGAGGCCATTCGAGATCACAGCTTTTCGATGTACATGGAGCATGCACTGCTACAGAATCGCTCCAACGTCCAGAGAACGCAGGGTGCCTACATGGCGTTCCAGATGGTGAAGATGGCAGACGAGGAGCTGGCCAAACACCGCGGCGGATCTGCCGACCTCTTGGACGAGTTCAAGCGGCTGGGCACTGAGTATGATACGGATAAGATCACTTCAGTGAAGGATCTTCCCTCGCTGAATGTTCCGCCCATCATTGATGGCGAGATCGAATACACCGAACACGAGAACGACAAGGAGATAGTATGACCGACGAACTGGATCAGCTGACAGCACAGGGCACTGCAACGGGTCTTCAAGACGCGATCCCAAACCGAATGGCCGTACAGACTGCGAACTACGACGTCGAGTACGGTGTTCGCTCGGACGATGACGCGCTCGTCTTTCACTTCTATCCACCCGGCACGGACTGGTCTACCAACCCGCCTGGTCTTGGGAAGTGGAACGACAGCTACAAAATGCACGATCGTCTTGAGGCTGCTATTCCGCAGATCTTCAGCGTTGAGCATATCAAGGCGCGGTACACCGAAGAGCTTCAGAGCTTCTGCATCATCGCGTACGACGTCGGGAAGAGCCCTGACCCGTACTACTTCGTGCGCTCTTTCCTTCAGAAGATCGATTCTCTTTGATCACCATGCGGTATCGCTTTGGGAACGATACCGCATATGACGTTCCGTACGCCTTGTTGTGCTCTTTCAGGTACTTCGATGCGGCGAGCCGAAAGTGATCGCTCACAGGCGTAGAGAGCCTAAACCACGTTTCGTTGTCGATGTTTCTCGTGTCGGCAACAGAGCTACCCATCCAGGTAAGAAAGAGCCCAGTCATGGCAGGCAGGCCTAAGTTCGACGACATCGACTACTCCGCGTTCGAGAAGGGGAACACCACCTCTCAACGGTATGTGGAGGATCCCTTCTTGTCCAAGAAGAAGGTAGCGACCTCACAGTCGAAGATCATCCTCAGGCCCTCTCAGTGGGTGAATCGCATGGTCCGCGTGAAGGACGGCGAGAAGGGGCAGGTGTCGCGTATCGACTTTGGTGAACGCCGGTACCTGAAGCGACCCTACGATACCGAAGCGCGGAACGTGCTCTTGATGACGAGTCGTCAGACCGAGAAGTCAACGACGCTGGGCAACAAGCTGATCTCTCTGTGCGGCATGAACTGGTACCAGAACATGCTGTTCGTGACACCGTCTGCTACGCAAACGAAAGTCTTCTCGTCTGCACGTATCGACGACATCGTGGAGATCAGTCCGTTTGTAAAGGCCCTGACCTCCAAGAGCCTGACGTGGAACATCCTCGAGAAGGAGTTCCTGACGCAATCAAAGATCTACCTCAGGTATGCCTTCCTCAACGCAGACCGTATCCGCGGTATCTCCGTTGGAACGATCTTCTACGACGAGGTGCAGGATCTACTGAAGGATGTTCTTCCAGTCATTCGCGAATCTGCATCTCGTTTCAAGAACGCGCTGCACTTCTACAGCGGAACTCCGAAGAGCTTCGACAACTCGATCGAGAATATTTGGAGTAAGCAATCGACGATGGCGGAGTGGGCTATTCCGTGCCCACACCACTACCCCGTTCACTGGGTCGTATTGGGGCAAAAGAATATCGGGAAGCATGGACCGATCTGCGAGCGCTGCGGGAAGGCACTCAATCCTGAGCACCCAGAAGCTCGGTGGGTGGAGATGAATCCTGGGGCTACGGTGGAGGGCTATCGAATCTGCCGTCTCATGGTTCCCTGGTATTGGAAGCCTGATCTTACTGCGCGTGATCCACACAAGATGTGGAAAGACATCATCCACACGATGGAGACGTACCCGACCGCGCAGTTCATGAACGAGGTCATGGCGCTGAGCTACGACAGCGGAGATAAGCCGCTGACCCTAGGAGAGGTGTCTCGGGCCTGCGACGAGACTGACACCTACATGATGGATGAGGACGCCGTCGCAGAGCTTGCCAACTCTCACAGCCTCTATGCTGGGATCGACTGGGGTACAGGAGACAATGCCTTCACGGTATTCAGCGTCGGCGGGTACACCAGGAGCGACTCAAGCTTTCAGTACGTCTACGTCAAGCGCTTCGACGGTGCACTGACAGAGCCCGGTCCGCAAATGGCTGAACTTGTTCGACTGATCAACAAGTTCCGAATCAAGTACGTGGGGTGCGACTACGGCATGGGGTTCGTGCAGAACAAAGCGCTGATCTCGAAGTACGGCGCAAAGCGTATCCACCAGTTTCAGTATGCTGCGAAGGCATCGAAGAAGGTCCAATACAAGGGCGCCCTTCACCGCTACATCGTGTTCCGCACAGCTATGATGGCGGATCTGTTCAGCGCGATCAAAACGATGAAGGTTCGACTACCTGCCTGGGCAGTGTTCAAGAACCCCTACTCCGAAGATCTGCTGTGCATCCATGCCGAGTACTCTGACACCCTTAGGATGATCAAGTACGACAAGCCGCGAAGCAGCCCGGACGACACCTTCCACTCAATGCTCTACACCCTCATCGTCAGCTTGATTGATCACAAGCGGCCTGACATCGTTGCTCCGATGCAGGACACGACGACAGAGGAGGCGGCGAATCGTATTCGGGAAGAGCAGGCTATCGAGGAGATCGAGAACTACTCGGCGATCTACGGAGACTAGCAAAAAGCTTGGTGGGCGCCCCCGTTTCCGGGGGCAGCCACACCAATACTTCAGATGTTGACGTCGTCCTTCTTGTCACGGCTCTTGTAGACGTCGTACGCAGCGACACCGACGCCAGTGGCGACGGCCATGGTGGCGACGGCCGCCACAACATGCCAGGTCTGGATCCCCCGGCGAGGAGCCTGAACGAGACCGGTCTCGAAGGCGTGTCGGATCCCGAGGGACTGGAGTCCGCGCTCAGCCACCTCGAGGGTCGCTTCGCTGGGCTCGTCTTTCTTCAGGTCAGCCAGGGCCTCGTTCTTCGTGAAGCCGACCTGACGCGCCGGAGACTTGCTGGAGAACATGGAGGACACACGGCTACGGACCGTGCGCTTGGGCTCGTCCTTCACCTCTCCGCCGAGGGTGAAGCTGATGGCCTGGACGGCGGGGGCACTGGCGTCGGCGTTGAGGGCGGCGAGGATCGATGCTTGAACTGGACCAGGCATGCCAGCGGCGATGGCCTGAAGCGTGTTGGCGAGTTCCTGGCGGGACTCTTCTTTTGCCGCCTGTGCGGCCAGCTCGGTGGCTCGGAGACGGTCGGTCATGCGCTTCTCGGCGTCTTCCATGATGGCCTGGGTCTGAGCGATGATTGCTTGTGCGACGGGCGACTGTTGTTCGGACATGGTGTGATCTCCTTGGTTGTGGAGTAGTTCCACTTCAATAGCTCATAGGGGGTTTTACGATCGATTTCACACGTCCAGGTCCCGTGCGTAGGTTGCGTTGTCCTCAATCCACGATCGCCTGTTTTCGGCAGACTCGCCCATGAAGAGGCCGAAGTATGCCTCTGCTTTCGCAGCGTCCGCGATCGTAACCTGCTTCATCGTACGGAACTCTGGGTTCATCGTGGTCTGCCAAAGGTCCTGAGCGTTCATCTCGCCGAGTCCCTTGTACCGCGTCACACGAGATCCCTTGTTCTGCTCGGGGCTCAAGGTGAGCCTGAACTCTTCGAGCTGCCGTTCATCCAACAAGTACTTCACCGCCTTACGGCCTGGAACGTGTACGCCATATAGCGGAGGCAGCGCGATGTACAGGTACCCGCCGAAGATCAGCTGGGGCATGCACCTGTAGAAGAACGTCAGAAGAAGCGTTCGAATGTGCGCTCCATCTACGTCAGCGTCGGTCAGCAAGATCACCTTGTGGTACCGAAGCTTGTCTCCATGAAACGTGTTGGCTTGAACGATTCCACAGCCAAGCGCTGTGATGAGTGTTCCGATCTCCTTGTTCTCGAGGATCCTCTCAGCACCCTCGTTCTCCACGTTCAAGACCTTCCCGCGAAGAGGCAGGATTGCCTGGAACCTACGATCACGGCCGCCCTTCGCGGAGCCGCCAGCGCTCTCGCCCTCCACGATGAAGAGTTCGCACTCCTCTGCGCGCTTCGACTGGCAGTCCGCCAACTTGCCAGGAAGGCTGGATGGATCCAGCCACTCCTTTCTCTGAACACCCTCTCGGGCTTTGCGGGCAGCCTCGCGTGCCCTTGCATTGATGATCGCGCGCTCGGCGACCTTGCGTGCAGCGCCGGGATTCTCTTTGAACCACCACGCGACCTGATCTGCGAACAGAGCCTCCACTACTGTCTTGGCCTCGGGCGTGACCAACTTGTCCTTGGTCTGGCTCGAGAAACTCACGTTCGCGATACGAAGATTGACGATCGCGACGATGCCTTCTCGAATGTCGCCGCCCGTGAGGCCGTCCGCGGGAAGGTCCTTGAGCAGATTGTGCTCCTTCGCGTAGGCCGTAACGATTCGTGTGAGGCCTGCCTTGAATCCGGTGAGGTGGGTTCCTCCATCAGGGTTGTAGGTGTTGTTGGCGTAGCAACGAACATCCTCGTCATGGTTATCAGTCCAGCAGAACGCCATGGAACATGTGCTGGTATCGCTGAAGTACATGATCGGGAGTAGGGTCTTTTTCTTTCCCACGACCTCGGTCAGGTAGTCCTTGATTCCTCCCTTGTAGATGTACGTCTCGGACCAGGCCGCCTTGCCGCGGAAGTCACTGAATACGATCTCGAGACCGGGGTTCAGGAAAGCAAGCTCCTGAAGCCGCTCCCCAACTCTCTTGCGGTCGTACTCGATGACATCCTTGAAGATGGTCAGATCTCGCTTCCAGTAGATGGATGTCCCGTTCTTGGGCGAGGCATCTCCACGGGATACCGGACCCACAGGAATCCCTCGCATGCAACGGAACCCCCACTCGTAACCGTCCCGCCACACCGTTGCATCCATCTCGCTGCTGACTGCATTCACGGCCGAAACGCCCACGCCGTGCAGACCGGCCGACTTGGCGTAGCTGTCCTGATCGAACTTTCCACCGGCATGCAGATCACAGAGGACCAACTGAAGCGCGGACACGCCCTCTTCGTGCATACCAACTGGGATGCCACGGCCGTTGTCTGTCACACGGCACCCGCCGTCCTCTTCCAAGCTGACCTGGATCTGGGTGCAGTACCCGGCCAAGTGCTCATCCACCGAGTTGTCGACAACTTCCTTGATGCAGTGGTGGAGCGCGTCTCCGCTACTCGGATCGCCGAGATACATCCCTGGTCGTTCTCGAACGGCCTCGAGCCCCTTGAGTTTCCTGATCGCACTGGCTCCGTATTGCTCACTCTTTTGTGCCATGAAGGCCTCCTCTGTCGCTTATAGTTGCTAGCAGCGCCTTTACGCGTAGCTGGTTACCACACATGTCCTGGGGCCTGATCTTGCGCAGACCCTGGAGGTTTAAGAGATCTTGGGCCACGGATAGTATGTGGTCCTTACAGCTGCGCACGTTGTACCCAGCCTTCTCGTATCGATTCAGAAGAAGAAGCATGGGGTGCCACGGCGCCGGATCTGATGTCGCCCTCGCCATCTTCAGAAAAGACCTCGCATCGAGCCGGAAGAGCTGTCGCTCCCAGTGGCGAACAGTCGTCTCGTCTAGGGCTGGGGCTCGGCAGGCATCCCAATAGAGACTCACCAGATGCGTGGGCCCTGCTTGCTCTGTGACAGCGCCCAGATAGAGGCCTTCCAGTATCGCCATCCTGCGTGATAGGTCGTGTATTTCGGCCTGTAGTGCGTAGTGATCTTTCACGGCATGTTCCCTTTCGTGGCATGTGTGCGCTAACATTGGCGGATCCCCGGAGATAGCTATGAGCGCCGTAGATCCCAGAACACTTGAACTGATCGGAAAAAATGCAGCCAGTCTTGCTGAGAGCGGCGGCGTTGGGATGTCTGATGCTGTCGTTACAGCTATCGGAGCAGCGAAACTGAACGAGCAACAGGTCCGCCGTGTTGTGGAGTTCGCAAATATTGAGATCTTCAACAAGAAGTTCTCGTCTATGCAGGGAACCGTACGCTCAGTACATATCGAGGGCGGTCCTGCGAATCCGGTAGATGTGATCCAGAAACTCAATAACGCGGCCAGACCGCGAGAGGTACCAATGAACCCGTCTGATTACAGTATCGCACCCGACTTCTCAAAGAGTTCTTCAGCAGAAGATTCTGGGAACGTTGCGGAAGTAGGCATGGAGGACATCCTCGATCTGCGTAACAAACTTGCTCATGCACGAGACCACTTCATCGCGAGCAGGGATGCGGCAGAGCAGCGAAGCATGTCCCTTATCGACCCGCTTCTGGAGTCGATCAAGTCGGCATCCGCGGCCGGAGCGCATCCCTCTGAGGTGTTTGAGGCCATGGTGGTCGTGAACAAGGCCGCAGCTGAGATCTTGTTCCCTCAAGTCTCCCACCTCATCTCCTCCTCGAACGAGAAGATCGCGAGCCGTTATATCAGCTCGGATTCCCGGTTGGTGCAGAACTTCTCATCCTTCGCAAAGGCTGCCTCGGAGGCGACGCTACACAGCCGGGCCCTCGAGGAGGTGCTTTCGGAGATCTCTCGCGTTGATACTTGGATCAAGGAGGCTTCAAAGGCCCTTGCTGCTGGAGAGAGCATTGCCCACGCAGCCAAGAGCCTCTACAGCGGGGCGAAGGCTGTGGCACATGGGGCTTCGGATGTTGGCGCTGGTGTGGCGAAGGGTCTTGGTACCCATGAGAATGTTGGCCGTGCCGCGGGTCTGGCCGCCCTTGGTGCAGGAGGCTATGTTGGCGCGCGGAAGGTCAAGAACAAGGCAGACGAGATCAAGTTCAAGATGATGTACGGCGATCAAGGCATGTACTACTGAACCTGATAGGAGAACAACATGACGACAAAGTACGCAACGAGTGGGCTGTTCGGTAAACTGATGCAAGATCCCCATTTCTGGGCTCCTGCAATCGCACTGACAGCTGGCACCGCCCTTACGGCAGGCGCTTCAGCCGTGAAGAACATCGTGGACGCCCGTCAGAAGGCGACCTCGTTCAAAGAGATGATGGACCTCCATCCTCAACTCAAACAACGCGATCCAAAGTTTGTGCAACGCGTCTACTCGAGCTTGCACAATGTCAACCCGGTCATGGCCCGAGATCCGATGGTCTCTGGCGCATGGGTTGATACGATCATCGAGAGCGGTGGCCTGGACCAAGGAGCTGCTGGACGGGCGCTCCTCGAGGGAGTGAAGGACCTTGCTCAGATTGGGTCGCACATGTCGCGCCGAGATGACAACTCCGGGCCTCGCGCAATGGGAGCAGCCCTCTCGAACCAGATCAGCCATGGTTTCAACCGGGCAAAGGAGCTGGAGAAGGAGGTCGGAGATCTGGGCGCTGCCCACCAGCAGATCAAGGACATCCAGGAGAGCTACAATCGGAAGGAACAGAACAACTACCAGCGCGATCTGACCCGCGCATTCGCTGAGGCTGAGCAGAAGATTGTGAAGGCTCACGACCAGGGTCGTATCTCTCCAGACCAGATCCAGAGCCTGGTGGACGCCGTGGCCGCGAAGTACAAGACATCGTCGGACAAGTCCACGGGCAAGCTGCGCAAGCTCATCGGGAAGAAATGCTGATCAAGAGGTCACACTACACACTGGATGAATCGCAGATCCATCTAGTGAGGCCCGGAGAGCAGGTGAAGACGGCGAGTCGGATCCTGCCCTCCGTTCAAGCTTTCATTGATCAGTTGTCTGCCAGCGAGGACTATTCCTACGTCCTTGTGAACGCCATGGGTTACTCGGAGTTCTACGGGGCGAACTCCAACACGGACTGGTACGGGTACAACGAGTACTTGGACTTCAATGGCCTTCTCCATGCCCCACTAGGTTTCGGAAACAACTACGAAACCGACAAGATGCATGGAGCTGATTGGCCTTACGGCTACCCCAGCTACTACTCCGCAACGGCGTACGCGCATCACAAGAACACTGATCCTCAGCTACTGGGATTTGGTGACGTGATCTTTGTTGCGATCAACCAGGAGATGAAGCGCGTCGAACTCATCATCCGAGTCTTCAACGAGGAGGCCAAGAAGAAGGGCCACCTGTCTATCCTGAACCGGATAGAGGCTGGCGAGCGCGTTGACGTGTCGATGGGTTGTCGTGTGCCCTTTGACCTTTGCTCGATCTGCACTGACTGGGCTGCTGTGAAGTCGGCATGGAAGACGTTTGATCCGAAGAAGCATCGTCATCCCGGTGTGGCAATCCTTGCAGCCCACAAGGCCAAGAACATTCGCGGTCTCGCAGTAACCAGAAAGGACTACTGCGAATGCATGCGGAAGCGCCGCGGACAGATCCTTCCTGATGGTCGCAAGGTCTTTGTCTACAACGACTTCCCGCGCTTCTTCGATATCAGCTTCGTTCTCGTCGGAGCAGACAAGACCGCTAAGATGATGTGGCATCTGAGCGGGAGCGGACCAAGCGCGCCAAAGCCAGATAGGTCAGGCCTTTCACTTCTATTGAAGTCCTCGAGCATCGATAAGGAGATCCCCGGAGCCATTGGTCAACTCATCGATGCAGACGCAGAGAGCGCCTCGGACATGAGCACTCTTCTCAAGGCGAAGTCGTTCTCTGCTGATCCAGTAGATAGCGCACGCAGGCTGCTTTCTAGCCTGGCAAGCCTGGGAATCATCGCATCTCCGGGGGAGTTCCAGTCGCTAGTCGTCTCTTGCTACCCAGAAGGCAGCGGAGGGCTAGGGGACTGTGTCTTCGATTCTCGTTTGGGAGGAATCGATGATCGGTTTTCAGTTCGCCCAGAGTCGTACAGCGAGGCTGTAGCAAAACTCTTCGCCCCGATGGTCCATGACAGATCAGGCTTTGCTCCTTTCCTGAACAAGAGGCTTGGTGGTGGACTCAAGAAGGTCGCTTCCAAAGCGCCCACTGTTCAACGGAACTCGCTACTCAATAAGATCGCGGAGATGTACAACGGATACAGGCTTTCCGTTCTTGAGAAGTCGGCCGAGCTTTTCCCCAAAGTCGCAGCAGCTGTGCCGCTCGATCCAAGGGATAAGGGGATCGGTCCTGGTGGGCTTCTCCTAGGTCTTGGGCCCGTGTTACATTTGCTTTCGGCCCACCTACGGAAGAATCCGGAAGAAAGCCAAACGATCGGTACCATGGCAAACCTCGCAGCAACCAACCCCGAGCTAAAGACGGTCTCTATGATCGGGGAAAGTCTGCGCTCGGCCATGAATATCGACAAGACGAGCGGACTGACGCAAGCTGCGGTCAAAGCTCTTCACAGATTGCCGGGATCAGCTAGGTAGCTCACGCCACCGACGATGCGGGATCTCCTCAGAAGGAAAAAGAACATGGAAGATTTCGACAGCATTTTTGATCCAGTGGATTCGGATGTGGAACTCGCAAACGCGGGAGCCATCCTCGAAAAGATCGCCTCAGAGAATGGGATCGATCTCAACAGCCTCTCCGAGGAGTCCATCGCGGAACTTCTCGGAGACTTGATGCCCCAGAACGCAACGACACAAACCAAGGAAGCTCAGATGCCCCAGAACGCAACCGCCCAGATCACGCACACCGACGTCGCTCTTGAACTCAGCAAGATTGCTTCGGCGAACTCCATCGACCTCACCACCATCCCCCGTGAGGAGTACGAGGCTGCGTACAACGACCTCGCCGAGAAGATGGCCAGTGATCCGGCCGCGTACCAGGCCAAGCTCGCAGAGGAAGAGAAGCTCTCCGAGGCCTACACGCAGGGCGTGCGCATGGCTGACGGCTTCCTCGATCGCCTGAAGCAGGCCGAGATGGAAGAGGAAGAGAAGAAGGAGAAGAAGGAAGAGAGGAAGGAGGAGAAGGAGAAGGAAGCTGCTGGCTCCTACAGCCGCGGCTACACCCCCGAGACGGGTCAGGCCATCAAGAACATGGCCAAGGGTCTTGTGGACAAGGTCCGTGGTACCGCAGCTGAAAAGGGCAAGGCCCTCTCTGGCGCGGTCAAAGATCACGTCGCCAAGAACAAGGACAAGTACACGCACGGCGCTGCGGCGGCTGGCGGTGCAGCAGTCGGCGGTGCAGCAGCGGCGCTCTCCCGCAAGAAGGAAGCTTCGCTGGAAGACCTCGCCAACGACCTCGCAGTCCAGCTTGTCGCTGAGGCGGGTTTCTCGCCTGAGACCGGCGAGAAGGTCGCGGCGGATGCGGATACGTCCAGCCTCGCCGTCCTCGCTCTCGCGTTCGATCAGATCAAGAAGGCCGGTTACCTCGGATGACTATGACGCGCCCCGATCTTATGCTGAATGCCTGGCTCAAAGAAGCCCAGGAGCTACAGCGTCCGTTTGGGGTAGGCGACATCCGTAAGGGCCAGTCATCGGTGGGTAAGGATCGGCAGCAGTACGCCACACCAAACCCACCGATGGCTGCAACCCAGCCCGGAACTGTCACAGCGCAGAAGACACTCAGTCCACCCCCTGTATGAGGAACCATGCCCAACCTTGCCGACATCATCAACAACGCACTCAACTCCGCTGGAGAGGGTATGAAGCGCGCTTCAGCCCGTGACGCGGCACCTGTCGGAGGAAGCCTGGACTTTCTCGAACAGGAGTTCCCGTCTGCCCCGAAGGCAAAGATCGCTTCGGCGACTGAGCCCCAGACCACAGAGAAGCGTGCATCGAAAGAGGAAGTCCTCACCGATGCAGACTTCGCCATGAAGCTTGCTTCTGCACTTGAGATTGGCGCGAACATCGTTTCGACGAAGCTTGCACAATCTGCGATCGACGCACCGGGACCGGCTGTCACGGCGTCTGGTCATCAGACGACTTCCACGATCCCCACCGCGAACAGCGTCGTTACGGGAAAGATCACGGGAGCAACGACGGGCCCAGGCGGTCTTCCGACGACGAAGGATGACTTCACCTCTGTGAATGCAGGCGGTGGTGTTACCAATCATCCCGAGAAGACAGCTGGCTGGACGAGCGACCCGGAAACGGTTCGTCGCGTCATCCGTGCAAAGACGGCTCAGGCTGAGGTCTTCGCTGCGATGGGAGACAAGGCTTCGGCTGACCGTCTCCTGAACGAGATCAAGCTTGCCCAGGACCCAAGCTCACCACAACCCACGATGCCTGCGCACAACACGAGCTTCAAGCTCGACACGGAGCGCTCACAGGCAGGGAACGTGATCCCGGACAACGCAGGCCTCATTGCGTTGACGCGTGCCTCGGCTCGAGAGAAGTCGAAGCAGGACCTCGGCAGCGTCCTCACAGAGCCGATGAAGAAGGATCCCGCAGTCCAGGCAGCGCTTGGTCACTCCGAGGGTCTCAAGACATCGTCTGCTCGTGATTACCTGATCGATATCATCAAGACCGCTTCGGACCCGAACGCGTCGGAGGAGGCCCGTAACAAGGCCGCCAGTGACCTCCGCATCGTTCGTGCCCGAGCTGCTCGAGCCTGAAGGAGAGCCATGGCAAAAGAATCCGTAGAGAATGACGTTCCGAGCATCATGCGCGCAGCGTCACAACACATGAGCAAGCTTGCGAATCAGAACGTCGGCCTTGTGAAGCGTGCAGAGTCGGCAGAGCGAGAACTTCTGATCGTGAAGATCGCTCGACGCATGGAGCAACGCGGCTTGCAGCAGCATCTCTCGTACGAAGAGAAGGTTGCGCATCTCTCTGAGGTGCAGGACCTCGATGCAGTGCAAGCAGCAGTTGAGATTGCTGCGGGCGGTGTGAGTCTTGGGAAGGTCGCAGAGGCGGATCGACCCAGCAACAATACGCGGAGTGACTCAGCAGAGGATCTCGAAGCGTTCATCAACAGTCAGTCAGCTTTCAGCTGAGATGATCAAGAAAGAAGGAGAATACAATGGCAAGTTACGATCGTAAGTTTGAGGTCATCCAGCCCACCCTGGATCGCCTTTCGCGCAAGACCCTCGAAGTTGATGACCTTCAGCTTCTGAATCCGACCTACTCGTTGGCCCTCATCCCGGGCGAGTTGGTCCAGCTGTCCTCGGTCTACAAGTTCAAGCGCGCCACGGATGCGGCCGTCCCCTCGTTCTTCTCGATTGAAGATCGTGGCGACTACGGCCCGCAAGCAGCCCGCAAGCTCAGCGCCATCATGGGTGGCTCGTTCGAGGCCGACACCATCGTCTTCAGCACTGCGCTTACGTCGGTTGGTGCAGCGGTTCAGATGGGAACGGTCAACAACGCCCTCAGCGGAAGCGTGAACCGTGCAGGTCTCGTGGCCAGCTCGGGCGGCATCATCCTCGGCTACGTCACGAAGGTGGCGTCGAACAACGGTGGTCTCATCCGAGTGCTTCAGACGTTTGTCTGATCGGGGACAGACTCAAAGAAAACGACGAACAAGGAACAAGACATGACGACGATGAACCAGCTTATCAGTCAGCTCGACGACTCGAATGCGACGAAGAAGATCGCAGCGAAGTTCGGCGGCTACGTCCGCGACAGGCTTCGCGAATCCAGCTTCGCAGAGCAAGTTCTTCCCCCGGAGAACGTCAATGCGAGCCAGTGCCAGGTGTCGACGAATCACGACAGCTTGGTCAAGATCGAGAACATCGAGCCCCGCTCACGCGCCATGACGGTGACTTTCCGCGGCGAGCCCCGCGCGAACTTCATCCGTGGCGAGCGTGTCGAGATCCCGTTCATCACGGTGATGTCCGACATGTTCCAGAAGCCCGAGCAGGAGCTTTTGGCCTACACCTACCCGATCGCGAAGGTGATCGAGGACAACAGCATCAAGGACATGGGCGAGGTCCAGGACCGCGAGTTCTTGATCCACATCGAGGCTGCTTGTCAGGCTCTCCAGACGGAGGCCAATGGCGGCACGCCTACGGCTCTCAACGCAGCTGGCATCATCGCTGGCTCGGTCGTTGAGGCCAGCATCACCAAGGGCGAGCTTGCTCGTATCGCTTCGACGGCGAACGGCATTGCGCTCCCGATTCAGAAGCCGGACTTTGTCCGTCTGATGAAGCTCCTCGATGGCAACCGCCTCGAGTCGGACCTGATCCTTCTCACCGCGGTCGACTACGACGACATCCTTCAGTGGACCGTCGAAGACCAGGGTGACAAAATCCAGTCTGAGGTCGTGGTCCAGGGCTACAAGTACAACACGATCGTCGGCAAGCGCTACGTCCGCACGATCAAGACGGACATCCTCCGTCCAGGCAACGTGTACTGCTTCACGGCGCCTGACTTCCTCGGCAAGTTCTACGTGTTGAACAACACGAAGTTCTTCATCGACAAATATATCAACGTCATCAAGTTCTGCGCTTGGAAGGACATCGGCATGTCGATCATCAACATCGCCGCCGTTCGCAAGCTCGAACTCTACAGCGGTGATGCGAACCCGACGACGAACGCAGATACGATTCTCTCCTCGGTCACGCCGGTGAGCGAAGAGGATCTTGGTCGTCAGAACAACCGCGCTGGCAACCGCCAGTTCTACCCACAGGTCGTCAGCATCGGCTGATTCGACTTCTCGTCATAAGACGAGTTACCGGAGGGGCATCGGCACTGCCGGTGCCCCTTTTGTCTATAGGAGATCACATGAACAAGC